CTAAAGACAATGGCAATGAGTATGACAATCGAGCCGCAAGCGGATAAGGTGCAAACATCCGGGGCGCAGGATAAATTAGGTGATGCTGTTGCAAAAATAGTAGACCTAGAAAAAGAAATAGATAGGCTGGTTGATATATATGTCGATAAGCGGAATGTGATTATAGGTCAGATAGATGCGCTGGAGAATGATGAATACCGGGATGTACTGACACAGAGATTTGTGTTGTGTAAGCCTTTTGATGAGATATATGAGGAAATAGGTATGTCACGGCGCAAGATGTTCTATGTGTATGAGGAGGCTATGAGGTTCTTTGAAAAAGAATACGGAAAAGATTATACAAAAAAATAGATTTGCATTGATATGCACTAAACAGACCTTTTATAATTAAAATCGGTAAACAGGCAAAAGGGCATATTTGTCCTGCTATCTCCTTAACAACTGTTATGGATTCCCTTTAAGAGGTATCGTCAGATTTGGCGGTACCTTTTGTATTTGAGAGGTGATTATATGATACTGAAAGAGGCTACATATAGGCATACAGTAAATAATGAGAGGTTGGTTACAGCCTCAATATATAGTGACGGATTGGCATTACCAACAAGCCCGGAAGATGTAGGCTTGCTTGCGAATGATAAGTTTGATGTAGGCAGCACGGTAATAGATACTAATACGGGCGATGTAGCTATGTTTGGTGAAGATGGAAACTGGCACAAATGGTAAATCCCATTTGAATATATCTCCTTTAATCAGAGGGTGGCATTTTTAGCCGCCCTCACTTTTATTTGCTTTGGAGTAAAGATTATGGCAAAGATAGACCTTATAGCCCTTGCGGCGGCAAAGAAATATACAAAAGATACGGCTGATAGGCTCGGATCGTTAAAAGGTGCGCCTTGTGAGATAAAGTCGAAAACACCTATTGAGGGTGGTACGAGGATAATTTTTTCTTGGACGGGAAAAAGCGGACAGGAGCAGACCGAGTATATAGATGTTATGAATGGTGCAGATGGACAGGATGGCGAGGATGGTAAAGGTATCAAAGCTGTTTCCGTTAATGCTCAAAATCATCTTATTATAACCTATGATGACGATACTACCTATGACGCTGGAACTATTGAAATCCATAGTGCTGTTGATAGCGTTAATGGCAAGACGGGCGAGGTAACGCTTACCGCAAGTGATGTTGGCGCACTTCCCGATGATACAACTATCCCGTCAAAGACAAGCGACCTTGATAACGATAGCAACTTTGTGGTTGATGCTAACTATGTTCATACGGATAATAACTATGATGCAACGGCAAAAGGCATTGTTGACGGCGTAACAGCGGCACTTGCTGACAAGGTTGATAAGGTACAAGGGAAAGGTTTGTCCACCAACGACTATACAGATGCAGATAAGGCAGAAGTGGCAAAGGTTGCTGACAAAGCCGACGCAGAGGATGTAATTGACGGAGCATCATACGATAGCACAAACCATCTTATTCTGTTTAAGAATGGTACAACTACTTTGTTCAGTTTGGATGCGGCGGCATTCGTAAAGGATGGGATGGTTGACACGGTAACGATTACGGGTGGCAATCTTGTCATTACGTTCAACACGGACGCAGGAAAGCAGGCTATCTCCATTCCACTTACGGACATATTTGACCCTGCAAACTACTACGACAAGGACGATGTTGACGGACTTCTTGCTGATAAGGCAGACAAGGTAGCAAGTGCAACCAACGGCAACTTTGCAGGACTTGACGCAAACGGCAATCTGACCGACAGCGGAAAGAAAGCTGGGGATTTCGCAACCCCGGCAGATATCGCAGGACAGCAGAGCCTACTTAAAGACACCGTAGGATGGACAGGGAAGAATGAATTAAAAAACGATGGAACATCACAAACGAAGAACGGCATCACATATAGTGTCGATGCAGATAAACGAGTAAAACTAAATGGAACATCAACAACATATACCGAGTATGTCATCAATTCTGATTTGTCATCCTTTAGAAATAAAGGAAAACGAATGCTGACAGGTGGACGAAGCGGTGATTCGTATGAGAATGCCTATTTGCGAATCACAAATTTGAACGGTGAAAATACCGCATATCAGAATGGTGTTCCCATGTCCGTCACATCTGATAATGGTGTTGTTGTTGATTTTGACGCACCATTTACGACATACGGCGGTGCTTCTCTTGATTTGAGTGATTTAAGGATTGCAATATCCGTAACCACAGGGGCAACCGTAACAGACAAGGTTTTTTCTCCTATGCTCCGCCGTGCAGATATCCTTGATGATACCTATGAGCCTTATCACGAGTCTGTAGAGACTATGTATGAGGAAGAGATACACGGGGTGAATTTGCTGAAAATTACGGCTGTAAGTAAAACAGAGAACGACATTACATTCACGGTCAATGCGGGCGGAAGTATTACGGTTAATGGTACGGCTACGGCTAATACATACCTAAGAATTGGAAGTATTCTTGATAAAGTAGATAGCTCCAAGAAATATATATTAAGTGGATGTCCTTCTAATGGTTCATTATCGTCGTATTTTCAATATGTAAGTTATCAACCTGGAAATGGAAATTTAGGGAATGATATAGGTAACGGTATCACATTTCAACCGAGTGTGAGTGGTGTAACCTTTACATCATTAGCAATTTATATATACATAAAGTCAGGTCAAACCGTCAACAACCTCGTATTCAAGCCGATGATCCGCAAAGCAGAGATAGAAGATTCCACTTATAGACCTTATAACCATCAGGCTATACAGAATCAGCTTAATGCACAGGGAGTGCTGGGGGCGAAGAATCTACTGAAGAATACTGCAACCTCACAGACTATCAACGGCATTACATTCGCCGTTAATGCAGATGGTAGTGTTACAGCTAATGGTACTGCTACGGCTGTTGCAAATTTTAATATTTCTTTATCTATAAGTGACAAATTAAGTTGTATATTAAATGGCTGTCCAAGTGGGGGTTCTGACAATAGTTATCGTATCGGGGCAAGATATAATAATTCAGGCACTCTTACTTATAATTATGATACTGGGAGCGGATGCGGAATAAATGATATTTCTATCGTTGACAGAGTATTTGTTCAAATAGCAAACGGTCAGACTGTCAACAACCTCGTCTTCAGACCCATGCTTCGCCTTGCTTCTGACCCCGATGATACCTATGTACCTTATGCACCTACTAATGCAAAGTTGAATGAAGAAAAAATGTCGTATGCTGACAACGGAGTGCTGGGGGCGAAGAATTTACTGCCATATCCATTTTATCAAACAACAAGGACTACTAATGGGATAACATTTACAGACAATGGCGATGGTACTATTACTGCGAATGGAACGGCAACTGCTGATGCTATCTTTCACTGTTTAACACATATCACTGGGACTACTTTTTATCAGTCATTAGCAGGGAAAGCAGTCATTTTATCTGGATGTCCAGCAGGAGGAGCGAATAATAAATACTATTTTGGCATATATGATACATCTGCCCATAATGATGTGGGAGAAGGATTGACATATCAAGTTCTGGACACTCCACCTTCATCATTTTATATTCAGATAGTTATTAGGTCGGGTATAACAGTCAATAACCTCATCTTCAAGCCAATGCTCCGCCTTGCTTCTGACCCCGATGATACCTATGTACCTTATGCACCTACGAACAGAGAGTGTATGAGTTATAGAACAAATGGAGTGCTTGGGGCAAAAAATTTAATACCATTTCCGTATAAAGAGAGTAGCACTACGAAGTCTGGGACTACTTATACCGTAAATTCTGACGGCTCTATTACGCTTTCAACAGACGCACAAGGAGCAACTGCACAATCATATATCACTCTCGCTGATCAAGGTGTGCCTGGTTTACGCGAAAAATTACTTCTGTGTAAACAGCTTACGCTTTCCGGTGGCAAATCAGCGAGTATCTGGCTAAATATAAATAATCCTGGTGCCCTTGGAAATAACAAGGATTCTGGAAAGGGTGTAACAGTTCCATTTACTAACACTAGCAATCTGTTCAATATTGCTCTGGTTGTTGAAAGAGGAACAATTATTACAACACCTGTGACAGTTTATCCATTACTCCGTCTTGCATCCGACCCCGATGATACCTATCAGCCTTATGCTATGACTAATAGGGAGCTGACGGAGAAAGTAATTATTAAAGATGTTAGCGGTTATTCTTGGGATAGTGCCATTGATGGCAATAAAGAGGTTATCGTAAAACGCTATGGTGCTATTGTTTCAATTTATGGATATTTCCGCAGTACAAATGCTCTTGCACAATATGCTAATGTTTTAAGCGGTTTACCGCACTGTGCAAGCGGAGCTGCTCTAAGCGGTGATGCTCTTAGAAGTATGGGGATGACATTATCAAATGTTGATAGTGCAACTTCTAAAATTACTGTAAACAGTGCAACTACCGCAAATTTGCAATATACCTTTAACTTTGTATATTTGACGGATGCTAATTAAAATTCACAGGCACAGTAGTTTCATAAAAGAGGCAAGATAACATTCTTAACCGCTTAAAGTGGAATTTCATTGAGGTATCCGAGAGGTGATGATGATATGAGCGATTTCATAAAAAAACTTGCAAATCTATTAAGTATTAAGAGCCTTGTTACTCTTATACTTACGGTGATTTTTGCTTATTTGGCAATTATAGGAACGGTAACAGGAGAGCAATTTCTAACGGTCTTTTCCGTGGTGATTGCTTTCTATTTTGGCACACAAGCAGTAAAGGAGAAGTAAGATATGAATATAGCAATTAGCGCAGGACATAACCCGGATGGAAAGATAGCTTGTGGGGCTATCGGTTTAATCAAAGAAAGTACAGAGGCTAGGAATGTGACAAATGAGGTTGTTCGTCAGTTGCAGGCTCTTGGTCATACCGTGACTAACTGTACCGTGGATAACGGTACTTCGCAGGGTGATGTTTTGTCAAAGATTGTGGCAAAGCATAACGCCACAAAGGCTGATCTTGATGTATCTATCCACTTTAATAGTGGCGCAAAGGATATGACAGGAAACGGTAAATCTTGCGGAACAGAGGTGTATATCTACAATTCCGAGTCAAAGGTTGCCGAGAAGTACGCCGCACAGGTTACTACGGCGATTGCCGGACTTGGCTTTAAGAACAGGGGTGTAAAGGTCAATTCAAGCCTTTATTTCCTACGCAAGACCAATGCACAGGCTATCCTTATCGAGTGTTGCTTTGTGGATGATGCAGACGATATAGCACTCTATGATGTGGCTAGTATGGCTAGTGCTATCGTTTTCGGTCTGACCGGGCAGAGATTATCAGATAAGCCCGTTGAAACCGATAGCGACGCGGTACAGGGTGACGCAGAAACTCCTCAAGGAGACCCTGATGTTATCTATCGTGTTCAGGTCGGTGCTTTCCGCAATAAGGCAAATGCCGAGAAACTAAAGGCTGACCTTGCCGGAATGGGTGTAAATGCTTTTATTACAAAGTAGTTGCTCTCTTATTGAGTGTGTGGTAAATTTATAGAATACGGCTAGGGTAGCTCCCGAAAAGCGGTAATCGCTAACCGCCTGCCGTTTTCTTATCTAATAGCGAGTTTACGAAAGCGAGGTAAACGATATGAGTAATCTTTTAATTGATGAATACCCTTTACAAGTAAGTCCTACTCTTGCAACGAAAATAGGTCTGAATGAAGCGATTGTATTACAACAGATACATTATTGGATTGAAACCTATAAGAAAACAGCGGATGCTGATACTATAGCAAAACATTTTCACAATAATATGTGGTGGATTTATAACACATACGAGAAATGGCAAGAGCAGTTTCCATTTTGGTGTTTGCGTACTATTAAGACTATTATCAAGAGTTTAGAAAACAAGGATTTACTAATTGTTGGTAAATTCAACAAGTTCGGATATGACCGCACAAAATGGTACACAATTAACTATAAGGTGCTTGAAATCCTTGAAAATACTCATAGTGCAAATCTTGCACTATCAAAAGTGCAAATGTTGCACGAACAAAAGTGCAAATCTTGCACTACCAATACCATAGACTACACAGAGACTACTACAGAGATTAACCACAGTAATAACTATATAGATAATAATATAAAAAATACTAATAGTGTTAGGGCACACACTTCTAAAGAAGTTGTGAGCGAAAACAGACCGAAAGAATTTGATTATGAGATATTGCACCGCCAAATATCCGCAGGATGCCGAATACATAGAATGGAAAACCTATATCCAGAGATTGTTGAGATATTCGATTACTTCTATAAGACATACGAATATATAATGGATAAACCGCATCCGAAATACAAAAATAAAATCATAAGCGATATTGTTGAGCAGATCAATTTTAGATGCCACGAGGATAACATAGAGATAATCCCCGAAGCATATAAACAATACACGGATGATTACTTTAAACAGGATTTCAAAGGTAATAGAAAAAGTCAATGTGATTATTCAATGCGACATTTTGTAACAACCATAGAATATAGAGATTACAACATAAAGAAACAAATATACTGAAACATTAAGTCACCCTAATCCGGTGGCTTTTTTAATACCACAAAGGAGGTAAATGCTATGAAACTATCAGATGTACTTGCGGCACTTGCCAATAATACAGATTTGAAGATTACGCTTATAGATAGCAATGATACAGAGCTGGTTATTTTCAATGCTCCCGGTCACGGAAGTATAGAAACCGACATAACCGACCGCGAGGTTAGGCGCATAAAGATTGATAGCGGTACATCAGCAAAGATAACCATAGAGGATGCACAGCCATAAAGGTATAGATTATGAACCATATAGGACGAGCAGAAATATATACACATTATCCATATATAGATAGCTCTAATGTGATTGATATTATCCAAAAATCAATGACACCCTTTAGGGAAAATGCGGATGATTGCCAATTCCTTATCAATTATGAAAAAGGAATACAGCCTATTGTTCGTGCTAATCCTAAAAAGTTTATGCCAGAGATTGATACTCAGGCAGTAGATGGTATTCCGGCTGAAATATCTGATTTTTGGATATCTTTTGCGTGGTCTAATCCTATTTCCCTTATTCAACGAGGGGATTCAGAAACAGACAAGGCAGAAGCTATAAAGGAATTAAATAATCAATATGCTGCAACAGGTCACATAAGGGATATGCAGAAGTTAGCACGATTTGTTGAGATATGCGGTGTAGGCTATACCCTTATCGAGATTAACAAAGAGTGGGAAGATGGCGAAGCATATTTCACGCGTGCGATTGTTGACCCTCGCAATGCTTTCATTGTCAGATCATCATATTATCCAGACAAAAGGGTAATGCTTGGTGTTGTATTCACTACGGATGATGAGGGCAACATCTATATGACAGCCTATTCAAAGGATTTTATGTTTATCATCCGGGGTGACAAGATAAAGAACGGCAGGAAGATAGACTATACAAAAGGCTTTGAGTGGAGAGAGGAAACCCGAAGCGGAGAAAAAAACCCTATGGGGCGCATACCGCTTATTCAATGGGTGCGAAGTGAGGACAGGACGGGGGTATTTGAAAAGCAAATATCCGCGATTGATAACCTCAATCTCATTCTTTCTGATATCAGTAACGGCATTGAACAAGCAATTAGCGCAGTTTGGCTTGCTACGGATGTAGAGTTACCTGAGATAGAGGTAGAGGATGAAGCTGGAAACAAGGTAAAGCAGATACAGACCATAAGAGATGGACAATGGTTGCTTACATATACATCAAAAGATGGCAAAACACCTAATGTTAAGCCCTTAACACTTGATTATGGTGTCGGAGAAATGCGAGAGAATTATATCGCACAGAGAAATCTTATCTTGCAGAAATGTCATGTACCTCAAAGGAACGATAATAGCGGCGGCAGTACCGGCGTTGCTACGGATAGTGCCGCAGGCTGGTCAGATGCGGAGGGTCAGGCTCAAACACAGGAATGTATCACCATAGGTTGTCAAATGGACGAGGTAAAGGTCGTACTTGCGGCTTTGAGAGTTTCCCCGGATATCCCGGTTGACAATCCTATGCTTGAATTAAAGGCTAGTGACATTCAACCTGCTATTCGCAGACCTAAAAACTTTGACCTTGCAACAAAGACAAATGCCATTGCAACACTTATATCTCACGGCTTTGCTATTGAAGATGTTATCGCTAATATACCGCTATTCCAAGACGCTACACAGGTTATATCCAGGAGCGGCGAGGGTGTTAGGCTATATCAAGATACAATCTTCCAAGTAGTAAATGATGCCGAAGGTGGTATAGATGAGGTTGCACCAAATAACGACAGGCTACAAGCAGATTTATCAGATCAGGTTGAGAATAGCCCTCTATTAGGTTGAGATGGATGAACTGAACGAATTATCAATAGAATATGGCGATTTGGATATCGAGTCATACTTTGAATTGATGGATATATCGGATGAACAAAAGGAGAAACGCAAGGACGCTGCGAGCGATTTCTGGGATGCGCTTCTCTTTTTGTTTGCCCTTATCCGGGTATCAATCGAGTATGCTGATTTTGATTACAATTACATCCTTACGCAGTTTCAGAATAGATATTCGGAAATGGTGAGCGAATATGCCCGATTAGATAGCTACATTGAGCAGTACATAGATACATTCACTCACAATACCTTGAATACGACTATAGAACGGCTCAATTTGACCTCTGAAAATGATTATTGGACATCTGATAAGCGAGCATTAGGAATTGCCTTAAATGAGGCAAATAGCGTGTTAAATTACGAAGAATTACAACAGGCTATCGACAAGGGATATACGCATAAACAATGGCGAGCGGAAATTGATAGAAAAACAAGGGATGAACACCGGGAAATGAACGGAAAAACCATCC